CAAAAACCGTAGGCGAGATGGCATTGGTATGGATGTCAGAGTATGAGGTTGGCGAAATGATGCATGCCAATGACCTCCTGGATGATGAGGAAGAGGATGAGGAAGACCAAGAGGAATCGGATGCCTTTTTTGACAATCCGGTGTTTGGTGAGGAACCCGAAGGTGTCGAAGGATATACAGGCGACCAGGATGCCGTTGATCCTGACCCAGAAACCCGTTTACAATTCCGTGATTGATCCATGAAATTCCTCCTGATTACACCCAAGGGCAAGGTTTACACGTTCCACCTCCAGGCGGTTGCTGAAATGTACCAGCTGGCGTATGGTGGAACCCTAACCACGGATCCTATCACATCCACGGAGGAATGTCAAGGCCTCCAAGTAGTCGACCAATCCGGTCAAGTATCCAAAAAGTCCTTGCAATCCTCCATGGATGCGGTATAATGGCACCAACTTAAACGAAAAGAGGTACCAAAATGGCTAGAATCAGTAAAAAGCAAGCAGAAGCAATTCGTGAGCAAGCCGAGGTCGAGCAACAAATGCGGGAAGCATTCCAGAAAATTGGTACCGACTTCGAAGCCTTCCAACAATACGTATTTTATAAAATGCGGGTTGCCAAAGATGACGGTTATATCCAAGCCCGCCGTGATGCAATCTGCCCATGGTAGTCTACCAATCCGGTCAAGTATTCCAAAAGTCCTTGACAATCCATCCAGTCCTGGTATAATAGCACCATCTTACCAACGTAAACGAACAAAGGTTCCAAATGAAAAAAGTCCAGATCAACACCAACATGGTCGAAAAGCACTATAGCAATTCCATCGTTAGCCTCCAACACGCTAAGATCGATGGTGGTCACAACAGCCAAGCCATGGCATTCCTCGCAGGCTGGTTGGGTTCCAAGTTGGTTGAGGTGATCGACCAGCTCCCCAAAGCAAAACGTGCCGAAGTGCTTGCTGGTATGGCACGTGACACCCTCCGCTTCGAGGCACAGGCTGACCTCCTGAAGGAGATGGCGTCCAAATGAGCCTGACCTTCAACCTTACGGAGACCACCGTGTTGGTGGTCATATTCTTCGGTGCCGCAATGGTGCTCGGTTTCACAATAGGGAGTTTGGTATGATGGCATGGGATACAATGATTGGCTACTTGGTTGGCAATAAGCAAATGACCGTGGTGGTGGTGAAGGCTATTATGGAGCCAATGGTGGTCCGTGTGGTGGCTCACAAGGAAGGGCAGGTAGGATAACAGGTAAGCCAGCGGCAGTGTGTCGCTCTGGTGACAGGTGCTGGCACACCGGTGACAGTGTTCCGTGGATGACAGTATGGGGGCGGTGCCGGCGTTTGCCGGCGTATCGTGTTAGAAAAAGTTCATCCATGGTCAAACTCTTTTTTTCAATATTTTATTTTCTCCGGGATTTTCTACCAGGAGTTTTTTGCTCCACAGTATTTTCTTCCTTGAAAAAATTATCGAGGGTAGAAAACTTCAATCCACTCTTTTTACCCCTAGATTTTTTTTCTACCAGGATTTCCTCTGGACCCTCATCTTCAAAAGGTGCATTAAAGAATTCATCGTATTCCGCTCGGGTTATCTCCCAATGCAGGACTTCTTTTACATAGAAAATACCATCTAAGTCTTTCAGTTGCCCCATCAGGTTGTTCCCTGTACACACGAGAGTATGCTGGAAGCCATGGCTCCAATTTACCAGAATTTTATGATATGGTGCTGGTCGTGGCTCTGCGGCCTTGGGAGTGTATGTTATAGTTTCCATGGTACTTGTTTTCTACTTTTAATTGTTGCTATTAACTGGCGTATTTCATCTATGTCGGGACGCTGTTCATAGCTACCATAATAGAATCCCTCGATATTGCTCAATCCTCTCAGCACCTCAGTAGACCACACATATCTTAACTCAGGATAAACATAGAGAGTTGGATCGCTGCGGTACTCTTGGAGTTTTCTAGCTTGAACACCCTTGAACTCATCGAAAGTGCCAGCAACAATATAGATGCGTTTAGGAGGTTTAGCTTGGTTGGCCACGGATGGCTCGCTTCATACGTAAAATTTTGGAACGCCTAGTCTTCGGAATCGCTTTGTAATACTCTACCCAATTCAGAAGGTCAATCAAGGACTCCTTGGTCTCAATTGGACCATGGATGATGACATAGGTCTGGACGTAATACTCTACGTCCTCTGCTGTGATTGACTTCTTCATGTGGCACCATGGAGTTGGAACCAATATACACCGGCTAGACCAAATGCATATACACCTACGAACATCAATGCTTTTGCACGGTACATGGATGCAGCAAAGAACATCCCTAGTACAAAGGAGAATAGGTTCAGTGTAGCGATACTAACGTTTAGGAAGTTCATTATTCAAGACACGTAGGAGTTGTACATCTTCACTAGGAACAAGGAATACACGGCCAGCAAAATGTCTGGAGTCGGATGCAAGATCATTCTTTACAGTAAAATTGATTACATTACTCTCAATCAATTTGAAGGCCAATTCTTGGGCTAGACGATCCTTAATTGCTGCATTGTCCATGTTTAAACCATTACCGATCATATAATTCGCCACGACCATTCGACCACGGATTGCATACTCAGTATAAGTATCAAAGTAGTTCGGTTTAGGGGTAAGTCCACCATCACGGAGATCATCGAGATAATCAACTAAAGGATTATACCGTTTTGGTTGTGGTGTTGATATTGCCATTACTATAACCTATGAACACAATTACATTTTCTACCTTGGTTGCAATCCTGTGTGCAACTTGTCTTGACTGAATTAATCTTCGAATACCAAGACAACATCATCTTCCGTAACCACGTAAGCATCTAAGTCCTCTACTTTCATTTTTTGGCCCTTGTTCCAGTTTGCTAGTATAACATCTCCAACAGAAATGTCAACCACCTCTGGTCCTACAGCAAGAACAAGACCACGGGTCACTTCATCGGAATCCACACGGGTCAAAAGAATGCCACCTGGAGTGACAGTTTCTTTTTCCATCAACTCAACTACTACACGTTTGCCTAGGGGTCTAATCATAATTTTTCCTTCTTTTTTTATTGCGTTGCAACATAACCTAGTATAAATACTAATATCGTTACTACTAGGGGTTAATAAAATGAGTTCACTAATTTCAAAACTACTTAAATTCTTTTCTACAAATCATACAAGTAATTTGGATCTTTATTTAAAATCTAAAAATGTCCAAAATACAGCCGATGTTGAGTATTGGATTCGTCAATGGGACAAACACCAGCGCACACATTTCTGAGAATTAAATCTTCAGCATTTCTTCGTAACTGTAATCACGCACCATATACTTTGATGGGTTGGGCAAGTAACATGCCTCAAGATCGCCTGGTCTTCTCGGCTGCTCAGTTACTACAAAATCTACTGAGTTTGTATTCTTAAAAATATCAATAATTTCTCTCACGGTTCTGGTGTCACCGTAGGCCAAGTTCTCAACACTGTTCGATGGTTTATTAATTGCTTGGATAATAGCCCAGCAAATATCGTTAACATGAACATACTCACGGACACAAGTGCCGTCTTTAGTGTTGTAATCTGTACCAAATAGATTGAAATGTTTTGTCTGTATCGCTTTCTTTAGGTTATAATATAGTCCATCAGGATTAGTCGGTTCAAAACCGTCCTGACCAATTACATTATAGAATCTAAATGTCGTAAAGTCAATAGCAGATTTCAATGCGGCTTCTTCTACAACCTTTTCTGCCATCAGCTTAGATAGACCATAAGGACTATCAGGATTGGCGGCAGCACCAGTAGAAGCAAAGATAAAATTGGTGCAGTCCAAATATCTCAGGGCATTGATGGTGCCATTTACATTTGTCTCAAAGTAATCTGCTGGGTTATCCACAGATTCACCAACCTTAACCAATGCACCAAGATGAATTACGGTGTCCCACTTAACATTAGCAAGTCTATGTAATGTTGCGGGCTGCCGTAAATCACCATTGGTCAAATTGAAATGGCTTATAGTGAGGTCTTTCCTAGTCCTATCAATCATCTTTTTAAGATGGCTGCCAATATAACCAGAATCACCAGTGATTAATACATTCTTCATTCGGCTAGAAATGCTGGTCCAGGTTTATTAAGACCTGAAGATTCCACATAATTCTCTGCAAGGCGTTTAGCCTCGTCCAAATTGAATGCATTGGTCACATGAGACAGTCGACCATCAACATAGAATTCAACACGGTACATTCCACTGTGTTCCTGAAGAACATCGGTGCGTCTACCATTAAGTTTATAAGTTATCAATACTCCACTCATAAAATTTCCTTAAGTAATCATGCCAATGAAACGGTTCAATACCACTCGATTAGCTTTGCGGTTGTTATTAAATTTAGAGAATGCGGAAACGAAACCACGAGTAGTTGCATTTTCTTTCACTTCAAATTCCACATCATCTTCCATATCTAGGCCTTCTGAACGTAGCAAATAATACTCGTCATATCCTTCATTAGTTAAAACAGCATATTTGTTAGAACGAAAATCCTTTTTCATATTTTCTATAACATCATATTGTTTACCGTGGTAAATATCTGGCCAGAAATTGTGGAACTGATGTGCAAAATCACGACCCTGCATAATATAGAATCCAACAACATTACAGTTGGTCCGAGCTTTCAACAATTTGATAAAACCGGAAGTAAATCCTCTATCATTTTTGTTTTCAACCTTCACTTCATGTTTTGTAATTGGATCACGAATGACCAAAGTTTTTCCACGAATTGAATAAGTTGAACCTCTCGAATCAACAACACCTGATGGACGAGAACCTTCACCGTCAGTCAAAAATACCGTATTCACAATTTGCAGTTTGTGTTGTTTTTGGAACATAGGAACAATTTTCATTGCTGCAACCACGGCTTCATTCAGTGGAGTTCCAGACAAACCAAACCAATCAGGTTTTGGACTATAACGGCGTGAGAATGCTAGTAGTGCACCTGCGGCATATTTGTATTCAACCGCACTCATTTGGCTAGACAACAAATTCATCAATGTGAAACCTGAAGTCATGCTCAAATCGCCAACTTTGAGCCTTTTGGCTGGAATTTGGTATCTACAATCAGGATCATAGTAAGATTGTGTGAATGCATACACCTCAAAAGGCACACTAACTTTCTTACAGAACATAACCAAGTTCAACAATTGGCGAATGGTGTTGTCTATATTATTAGACATGGAACCAGACCAATCAATGAACATAACCAAACCATGAGATTTACCTGCTGGCACAACAGTCATGCGTTTGAAAATATCTTCACTGAATTTGTAAGAAAAAACCTTAGACATGTTCAATTCACCAGTTTTGGCAATTGATGCACGTTTCATTTCGTTAGCATTTTTCTTGAGTTCAAATTCTTTTGCAAGATAGGATACTACAGATTTTGAGGTTTCACGGAACTTAATCAATTCTTTTGGATTAGTACCAACTTCTTCTCGGTTTTCCGACCACAAAGGATTAAGATTCAAAACATCTTTTTTGTATCGTGTCCACAACTTTTTGTAACCAATGATAACTTCATTCAGATCATAATCAGGAACATTACCATATGCATATTCTTTATGATTCTTAGAATACAGGCGATCTTGATTTTGGTTCCAAGCCTTATCAGTTTCAGAAACTGGTTCTGGCATTTGTTGAATTGGCTTAGTTGAATCTGCACCATGCAGGCCTGAACCACTTTGGTTACCATCTTCTTTAGTGTCTTTAGCCTCATCTTTTTGATTATCTTGACCTGGCTTCTTTCCAGCATCAGATTCCGACTCACCTTTATCCTCATTTTCTTCGGATGAAGATTTGGATCCTTCATTGAAATCAGATTCCTCATCGGATTGTGAAGGAACATCTTCAGAATCACCATCATAATCATCACGATCTTCAAATTTTCGTGTTTCTTTAGATTTTTCAGAGTCTTGTGCTTGCTCATCACGAGATTTCATGTAATCCGCAACTTTTTTGTACACTTCCAACACATCATCATACGTGATTGTAGACTCGATCTCATCCAAAATCACTTTTTCTTGTTCGGAAAAGACAATTCCAGTGTCAATACCTGCTTTACAATACAAATTAACACGGTCGATGAAATTCAACTTGTTTATATCTTGACCGGCAGTGCCAAAAAAGTCATTTTCGATCAATTCCTTGTATGCACGAATGAAACATTGACGAATGCCAGGATATTTTAACTTGATTTTACGTTCAATACGAGAATCCTCAAGAACGTTCATCACGGACATAGACATTTTCAAGTCATGTGCACGGCGTAGACCATCAAGAGGTGTGTAAAGTGCGTGGCCAACTTCGTGACCCATGAAAAGGTCGTATTGGTCGCTAGTGATTGTGTCGTCCAGAACAGGAACTGTGAGGATTCGATTTTCCACATCAAAGGATGCAGTCGAAACGTTGGTCTGCTCAATGTGCAGATTTTCGGTAGCCATCAATTTGGCAAGGAGTGACTTGGATTGAATTAGGCTCATAATTAAAAAGTGATTAAGCGACAAATTTGTGAGTTATGAAGTGATTATACGACATTTCACACCTCCTGTCAAGTCTAATGTAGTGTTTTTACGACAAAACTTCTTCCAAGATTAATACACCATCTTTTGCTGTCATTTTTAAGACGGTTCCTTCTTTCCAGCCTTTCAATTCACACAATTCAGGAGGCAAAGTCAAAATTCCATCACCAGAACCATCATTCACATCTTCAATATGCGTAGTCCAGGTATTTTCAGTTGTGTTGTTGCTTGAGTTGCTCATAATTCTCTTGGTCCTGCTCAAATTGAGTCAAAATAGCCCACATTTTAGTAACTTCAGTTAGTGATTTTAATGCTTCTTGGTCAAATTTAAGTGGTGTCATCAATCGATGGTCACTTTGTGCTGAATATTCTGTCATATTATGTATCTCCGTTCAAATAATGCGATAAAGTTCGTTTATGTTTCTCTTTACGAGCATTAACCACGACAGGTTTATGTACCTGTACGGGTTTGATTGGTGTACGACAATGTGGTCGTTCCAATTTAATTACAAATTTATTGGATTTCATTTAGCGCCTCATGTTTGAAATATCTTTTGCTTGTTCATCGGTAAAAACCGGCACCGCATTGCTTTTGTGCATAGTGGCGATACCTTTCATTGCTGAACCAGTATAAACTTTTGGTGCCGGCTTGGTGGCAGACAAAAGGCCAGTGTCTAGAGATTTTATCTTTTGAGTTTCACGCACAAATACACCTGTCACAACAGGACTCTTTACTACAGTCATTGGCCGCAATGATTTAGGTTTCATGGCTTCAATAGATTTGAGCCATGCATCATATTGTGCCTGCTGTACTTTAGGCACTTTGCGCTGTTTAGATTTTGGTATTTTGCCGTGAATAAACATAAAAACTCCATACAAGATTTGTATTATACAGAGCCTTCATGTTTTGTCAAGCTAAGTGTTGCAAAAAAACAACACTATTTTCTTTGGCGTCTAGGTTCCGAATAAAAATCAGGCTCATATGAGTCGAAATACTTTTGCCGTTTCGTTTCTTTTTGTTTGTCTCGCTTCTTACGCTCGTATGTATTCTTTTTGAATCCATAATCGTCGTTGTAGTTTTCTTCCGGGCGAAACTTAGCTACAAATTTTGACACTTACTAAATACTATTAAGGTATGAGATTGGGGAATGCTTCTTTAACAAATTTATAAGTCAGACCTTTAACACCCAAATCTTTATTGCAGATGCCCATAACAACTTCAGCTTCTCGGGGTTCTAGGTTCTGTAGATACTCGACCAATAATTGCTCACGTTTCTTGTCGGTCAATTTATCGGCGGTTGGATGTCCCTTTTGGAACATATACATCTTACGTAATTCTGTAGAAAGTTGAGCATATCCCATACCGGCGGGAACGTTCTTGATAATATAACCTTCAGGAACTTCTTTAACGTACCATTGGTATTGTGGATGGAAGGCCAACTGTAACACTTCAGTTAACGCTTTGGAAAGATTCTTTCCAATTACATTCATCCGCTCTTGTTTATTGTTTGCTAATTCAAATTCATCAAACACTTCATAAATATTTTTCATCAAAATTCCTCAATTACGTCCATTAAATTTTTAAGTTTATACTGAATAAAATAATTCAGCATCTTCTGCTTTGTGGCAGGTTTAGTTTCTTCATACATATTTATAATTTTCTCACGGATTTCAACAGGAACCTTTTTGAGGTCAATCAAAGTGGCATTACGGATAAAATTTGCTTTATCTGTTTCATTATATTCTTCAACATTTTGACAGAGATATTTTTCCAAAACTGTCTTAGTGATAGGCTTCTGACGTTGATCGCGGACAAAACAATCGGCCGGTGAAAACATGTTAGGAATACCATCACCTTTATCACCACGAATAATCTTTTCCTTCAATTCAACCAGAGGATTTTCTGACTTGAGATATTTCTTCAATGCGGGGTTGTATTGCTTGATATTAGAACCATATTGTTGCAACTGCAAGAAATCGCCGTCAGATGAAAGAATTAAAATCTTTTCATGTGGTGCATGACGGGGAACCAAGGTGCCAATAATATCATCGGCTTCCGCACCTTCAACATCAATGACTTTGTAGGGAAAGTTCTCTTTCAGTTCTTGCTTAAACTTAGCCAACATATCAAAGATAAGGTGCCAATCAAGTGCAGACTTTTCACGAGTCTTTTTACGACCTGCCTTATAGTAAGGAAAGAACTCCTTGCGCCAATATTTGCGGTTGTCACAGCAGAGTACGATTTCACCATATTCATTACGGAAAGTCTTTAGGTGCGTCCGGAGAATGTTTAAAACCATATGACGAATCAAGTCTTCTTCTAACTTGACTGTTTTTTGGTTTGAGATTTGAGCCATGAGTCCAGCAAGAAGGACTTGGTTCAGGTCAACAAGAATCATTATGAATCCAAATAATTAAAACTATAGCCTAACACATTTCTTTGATGTTGTCAAATGTTTTCTGGACATAAGGATGAGATGTTGTTGTTTTTTTACAAATTATGCCATACCAATCGTTAGGCATCAGCATTGAAATGTATTCCAATGGAGATGATAGAATTGCTTCAAACAAGTCCAAATTTATTACAGAACCGTCATCATCTTCTTTAAACAATATGATATGATAGCAATCACCCAACATAGAACCATCTAACTTATTACCAGGATCCTTATACATGCTTCCTTGAACGTGTACATTATTTTCTTGTTCTCCGGGAAGAAAAAGGTAGGTGTCGTAGTCTTCTTCATTTAGTTTTTTAAGAAATTCTAGCATTGTAGTCTTTTATGTGTGACTTTCTTACCCTAACCATAATCCAGCTATTGTAATACTCATCACTCTCTATCACGTTGTTGGCGAATTGTTCTTTAGCTTCAAGGTAACTACAAACACCTCTAGATTTGCATAGATGTAATATCTCTCGGTGAAACTTATCCTCTCCATACAGTATAACATCTTTTTGCAGTTCGTCACTACTTCCGTAGTAAGTTTGCCAGTCTGATGGAACTTTAATTTTCTTTTTCTTTCCTTTAACCGTCTTGGTCCTAGAGAACCAGAATAACTTCTTTCCGATGTATTTTCTGTTGTTCTCTAGGTTAGTTATCAGGTAAACGAACCCGTAACTATCACCAATTAAGTTTTCGGTAAAATCAATATTATTATATTGCCAGTTTATTCCCATTTGAGGTCATCTTCATCTAAGTCATCATCCTCTATATATTCTTCGGATATGTCTTCGATGGGATCACCACAAAAAGGGCAAAACTCTGGCACTGCTTGTGATACTAGCTGTTCGGTAAATTCTACGTGATAGGTTGATTCACATTCTAAGCATTCACCGCTGATAACTTTATTAGTCATTCTTATTCTTCTTTCTATTTGTAGTATTCTTAAATTTTAATTAGCCCAAACATCGGACCAATCGCCCGATAAAGCACCCTTTGCATAATCAGTTGCACGATTCTCAAAGAAGTTTGTATGAGTCGGCGCATTAATCATTTCTTCAACCCAAGGTAATGGATTCTTTTTAACTTTAAAGATGCCCTTGAGGCTCAATGAAATCAATCTACGGTCTGCAATATAACGAATATATTTCTTAACATCAGCCGCAGACAAATCTTCCATACCACCCATTGCAAATGCTAAATCAATAAACTTCTCTTCAAGTTCAACCATCTTTTCTGCAATCGTATATATGCGAGACTTTAATTCATCGTTCCAAATATCGGGATTCTCTTGAATAAAAGTACGAAACAACTTAATCATATTTTCAGCATGTTGTGTTTCATCAACGATGGACCAAGTAACAATTTGGCCCATACCTTTCATTTTACCATGTCTTGGAAAGTTCAACAACATAATGAATGAACTAAACAACTGCATACCTTCTGTGAATGCACTAAACACGGCAATGTGTGTTGCAGTATTTTCTTTTGTGCTATTGTTTGCAGAAATATCTAAGACATAATCATGCTTCTCTCTCATTTCAGCATATTCAAGAAACTCATTATATGTTGTCTCTGGCAAACCAAGTGTTTCAATCAAGTGTGAGTATGCTGCAACGTGTAATGCTTCACGAGCTGCAAACCCCAATAACATCATACGCATTTCAGGTTGTGGGAAATATGGCAGATAGTTATTAACATAACCACCAGCAACGTCAATATCACCTTGAGTGAAAAAACGGAAGATATGTGTCAGAAAATTCTTCTCACTATCTGTTAATTTCTTTTTCCAATCTTTAACGTCTTCCATCATTGGAACTTCTGTGTGAAGCCAATGTGATTGTTCATGTTTCAACCACGCATCATATGCCCATGCATAATTAAACGGTTTAAAATAACTTCTTTCAGAGGTTACATCTTGTTTAGTTTTTTTAATCATGTTGCCCATTCCTTGAGTTGTTGTACAGATAAAAGCCCCGATGTGCGCTTCAATACGTTACCATCTTCAACCATAACTAAAGTTGGCACAGAACGGATACTATATTCATTAGCAATATCATCTTGTACGTCAATATCAATCACTTCAACCGGCAAATCTAATTCAGCCGCTTCTAAATTCATAGCCAATCCTTTGCAAGGATGGCACCATGATGCTGTAAATCTTAAAATCTTTTTCATTTTTATTCCTTTATTCGTAATCTTGTTTTAAATCTGGATCAATTAATTGTCCTTGCATTAGATACAAAGGACTCTTCCGATATATTATAACATCATGGAACGGATCAGTCAATATCTTAATGCACCAAACAATAGCAGTTTTCAACTTATCTTTAATTGTTAGTTGTACCATCCTAAATGCAACAGCAGCAACACCTAACCATAACCAACCCATGCCAACACGATTAAAAAATGTTTCTGTGTCTTGTGCTGGTACCAATAAGTTCATGGTTTCAGCATCAAAAAATGCTAACAATGGAACAGCTAACCAACAAGCAATCAAGACCCGTTTACGTTTAAGATTGTAGCCAACTTTGATTTCTTCTTTATAATCTTGTGTAGCTTGATTGTATGTATCATATTCTTTTGGTTCAAAAAAGAAATGACCAGCCTGTCTTGTTGTCATTGATACAAGCCATGCAATATATGCACTTACAACTGGATCAACAAACAAGTACACATATGCAATCAAGAATGATGATGCACTAATTAAATGTAAAAATTGATTGATTCGACTATGGTGATAATATCTATGGTCATCCCATCTTTGTACTTTTAGTGTTTCTAAAATTTCTCTAATCATTTTTATCCTTAAATTTTCATTTAATCAGTTTTTCATCAACTTGTCAACAAATTCTAATAATAACTTGTGGTGTCTACCTTCATGGTAAAGACCTTTCATCCAATTATATGAATTGTACCAGTGTTTCTCACTTTCTGGATGGCAACCAATTAGACCTATGTTACGTTGAATGATAGCCATTGCATCTCCATTGTTGTATGTCGCAATGGTCTCAAATTTACTACTATCACCAACTAATGCACAACCATCATAAAAAAACATATCTTCTGGTTGATTGTTCCAAACTACTCGCATGTTTTTTGCATGTGGTCTCTTTGTACATGTATTTGGCTGAGTTATGTATTGTACAGCATCCACATCTTCAAGTATATCCAAGTAATGTTGACCAGCCCAATATGCACCCATGCAAATGCCAAGATATTTACCACCATCTGATATAAACTTTTTTATACGTTCACCATTCGATTCGAAACACATGTCAAATTTACTAGCATCACCTATACCGCCAGGCACGGCAACACAATCAACATCATCAAAAAAGTTATCTTCCAGTTCATGTTTAGTAAAAATTTTAAATCTATAATTGGAAGATAATGCTTTCATTATACCATTATCTGACTGTACGGAACAATAAGGTTGGTGTACAAACAAAGCAACAGTTTCCATTTAGCCCTCACAAGCAATACAATCGTTACCTTGTGCAATTTGGACCATATCAATTTCTTTAATGGCCTGTCTTTCGATTCTCTTGGAAACTTTATCAGCCTTGCCAATCTTTTCAGAACGGCAGTAGTACAAAGTTTTCAAACCTTTTTTCCATGCCATGAAGTGAATAGCATGGAGATATTTGATATTTGCATCTGGCCGAAAGAACAGATTCAGTGACTGTGCTTGGTCAATATACACTTGTCTATCGGCGGCCAAATCGATAACCCAGCGTTGGTCAATTTCCATCGATGTTTTGAATACAGCTTTAGTGTTATCATCCATCCATGTCAATTGTTGTACTGAACCATCGTTTGCAATGATAGAAGACCAAACTTCATCAGCCCATCCTTCTGGATGATTTTTGGCTTCTGCTTGAATGATTACTTCCAACCATTTGTTCTTGTTTAGAAAT